ACCAGTTCTAGTTTAATTCTCGGAGGTGCAGTAATACTTCTAATAACTGGAGTTAAATATCTAGTTACATCATACATTACAATTGAGCATCTTGGAGCTTGTGCTTCATCTTCAGATGGTAATGAAATTTGCATCGGAAGAAATGTATAGTCAGCACCATTACTGGTAACACCATACGTTACATCATCTGCTGTTTCTGAGATTCGTTTAGTATAACCATCTGCTAATCTGAAAATTACTTCACTTTCATTATCAGGATTATAGATGGTTAACAATATGAGTAAATCGTCATCTGAATCTGGTGAGAAAACAGCTTTCAATGCATTAGGAGACATTGACGTTAAGCGACTCAAGGTAGTACCTCCAATTGTAATGATACTTGCCAATATTCTGGTAGCAAATAAGATAGATTAAATAATGCACCATCTTGTTGTGGTACAATTCTAACTTCTACTGTCTCCAATGTTCTAGGGTGCGTGAAGTCAAAACGAACTGTACCTCTTAAGGTATCCATTGCGAATTCTCTTAGTGTTTCAACTTGAGTACTTGACATGTCGAATTGAACACTAAGAGTATCAGGACGCTTACCTCTTCTACGCATCTTTGCAGGACCAGCATCGGGTTGTGTTCTAAGGATAATTGCACCAGAAGTCTCTGAGTAACTAGCCAAAGGTCTTTGTGGTAATGATGGAGGCCATACATAAGAAGCCATAATTTATCTCCGAATTAGTTGAGGTTGAATACCGAATGTAGATTTAATAGATTTCTGTGAAGCACTACCACTGCGTGAGATTTCACCAGCAGTCATATCGCCGATTACTACTTCAATCTTGCGGTTGCCTTTAGAGTCAGTTGTTTCGTTGGTAGTAGCCTGTGATGAACTATTGTTAATGACTTGAACAGAAACGTTACCACCAGATGAACCACCAGAAGCAGCAACGCCCAAGGAGCCATCAGAACCCCTACGCAAGGGCATAATAGCTTCTGGTCCAGCCTCACCCATTAGACCCATGTTAAAGCTTGTTGGTGAGCTTACAATACCGTTTGTGAATGCACCACCTTTGGCGAATGCTTGCATGTTACCTGAGTCAAACACATTACCTTTAGCAGAAGCAACTGGTGTACCTGTAAATGCAGAAGTAATAGTAGAGATGATACCTTGAGAGCCACCCATAGATTTATACATGTTGGTCATTGCCATTTGCATTTCAAGTTTGATCAAACCTACAATCATGGAATTAACCATATCAGAGAATGATGTTTTACCTGTTAATGCGAAATCTACAATTGCATCACCCATGCCTTTGAATAGGTCTTCAAACGCATTTTTAAAAGCTTCATTGCGTTTATAACTATCAGTTAGTTGATATTCTGCACGATCATAAAACTCTTTAGCATATGCATTTTCAGCGTCCAATTGTGCCTTGTACATTGCCGTTTCTTCTTCTGTAATGTTTTTACCTGCATCAGCAATTTGTTTTTGATATTCAGCATCAGCTTGTGCAGTTTTCTTGCGGTAATCTGATAGATTCTTAATTGCAGCTTTTTCATCATTGGTTTTAAAATCACTACCGTATTCAGCAGCAACGTTAGCACGATCAGCGGTAATACCAACCATTGCTTTAGCACTTTCAGCTTGTGCAGCAGCAAATCTTTTAGCATCAGGTGTAGTCTGATATAACTTATTCAGAAGTTCAGTATATCTTTCTAATGAAATATTTCCATCTACAAAAGCATTATCAAGTTGTTTTAAAGTGCTGTAGTAATCCTTACCCAAACCATCTGACTTACCCATTAAAGAATTAATAGCTGTCATCTGAGTAACTTTATCTTTTTCAGATTGAACTAGTTTTTCATTAGCAATGATAATCTGATAAAGAGCATCAATGTTATTTTTAAAAGTTTGATTTTGAGATTTATATTCATCACTGTTTTTAATCTCTAACAAATCAATTTCACTTTTGGTTAAATGATCAACAGCACCTGACTGATTGATATAAGCATTAGTTACTTTTTCAATTAATCTATCACGATCTGCTTCTAACTTTTTAGCTTCAGCTTTTAGCTTATTAGCATCTTCATCACGTTTCTTTTTGTCATTATCAAATTTTGTTGCATCAGCAGAAGCTGCAGCTTTTTGATCAGCTATTTCTTTCTCAGCAACCATCTGATTCTTTAAGTCATCAACGAGTTTCATTGATGCTAACATTCTTTGGTTAGTTCTTGAACCAGATACATCAGCACCACGAGTGCCTTGTAATGCTCTGAGATTTTCTTCAGCTTGCTTTAATTGATCACTTAAGGTATCTCTGCGACCAATATTCATTATTGATTCCCAAGTACCATCCCAAATTTTCTTTAGACCAATACCAAGTCTAGTGATTGTGCCAAAGTTTTCTACAGTTCTATCGGCAGCATCTTTACCTGCATCAGCGTAAGCTTTAGTTGCAATCTCTGCAGCTTTGATAGAGTTACCAGCACGTTCATATGCATCAACTTGCTTTAAGATTTCAACTGGAATAGTACCAAGTTTAATTGCAAGTTTAGTTAATGATTCAGTTGGTTTTTCTTGTAGTTCTTTGAACTGCTTAACGGTGTCAGCAATTGGAATATCAAAAGCAGTTTTCATGGCTTTCGCTGTAGTAGCTACCATTTGCAAACTATCAGAACTCATTCCACCGACTTTAGCCATTTCAGTTAAAACAGTCAAAGCAGTACCTGTGCTTACACCCAAATCTTTCATTCCTCTAGCTGCATCGTATGCCATATCTAGGTTAAGACCTAAAGCTGCACCTGATAAGTTTAGAGCACGATTTAATGCATTCTCTTCTTTAATAACATCGCTCATTGCTACACCTAGTGCAATAAAACCAGCAATTAAACTAAATGCAGCGACACCAACTACTGTTGTCATTACTGCACCAACTAGATTAAAGGAACGCATCAATAAACCATTTGCACCATCAATCGAAATTATCTTTTGACGAAACACATCTAATAATGCAGATGTACCTGTGATTTGCATAGCAAAAGATGTAACTGCCTTACCAGTACCTGTAATAGCACCGAGCATTACTTGACCAACAGCCATACTAACGTCTTTAACGCTACCAACCATTGACTTACTGGCTTGAATAAGCATCTTACCCATATCAGCACCAGCTACACCAGCTAATGCGAATTGATCTCGTAACTGACCACCTTGTTGTAGCATAACCATCAAAGGTGATTGACCTGTAGCTAAACCAACAGCAATGTCGGTAATCTGTGGACCTAAAGCTCTAGATAGATAATCAACTTGACGATCACCACCAGCTTTTTGGATCGACATTAAACTTGCTTTGTACTTTTCTAAAGCAACAACTTGTTGAGCAGCGGTTTGACCTGATTGCTTCAATGCTTGTTCAAACTTAACTAGCTTGTTGTTAACACCACTTGTGACTGCACCATTAGATTCAGTTAATCGATTAACTCTATCCATCTCAGAAGATAAATAAGCATTAGCTTTTGCTGTATCATTTTGTGCTTTAATCTGAGCCTTCATGCTATTGGTACGAGCATCATTAGCTTGGTTGATCTCTACGCTCTTACGAATCAATTGATCATACTCAGCAGAAAGACCATTTAGACTTTTACCTTCGATGCTATACAAAGCAATCAAACGCTCTTTTTCACGAGCAAGATCAGTCATTTGTTTTTCAGTTAAGCCTAAATTCTTATTGAATAAATTGCTAACTTCATTAGTTGTCTTATATTCGTTCTGAAGCTTTTGCATCAAACCAATGCTCTTATCAAATGGATCACCACCAATTAGAGTACGTTGTGTTTTCAACGTAGTATTTAATTGCAGCATTTCATCATCTAGAGCACCAGCAGCTTTTGCTGTAGCCAAGATTGACGCTTGACCTTTTGAGTTACCCTGAGCCATGTACTCAAGGATAAGGTTTTGACGCTCTAATACAGATGCTGATTTACCAATTGCATCAGCAGATTTGGTTTGTGCTTGTTCTAATTTCAGTTGAGCAATTGCAGCTTTCGCAGCAGCTTCCTGAGATTTAGATAATTCTTTGTTAGTCTTTGCAGATTCTTTATTTAAATCTTGCATCGGCTTATTTACTTTAGATACCGCAGTACCTAACTCAGCAACTTTTTTAGCTGCCTCTTCTAGTTGTTTCGTATCAACTACGAACTTTAATTCTGCTAAATCCATAGCACTTTCTCCTGTTATAACGGAATTCTATATTTATAAACCATGCAGATTTGCAAATATAGAAGCTCTGATTCACCGAAGTAAACCAAAGCACCTATTATTTCTTAGAGGATTTCTTTCGCTCTAACTCTGCTTCTTTTGCATAAGATGACATTGATTCTTGATCTAATCTTTTAATCAAGTACAATTCCCATTCTTCAAGTTCAATACCTATAAGATCAAAATAAGATTTAATATCTGAATAGGATATCGGATTAACTCCAAAACCATTTGATGATCTGGAGTTATTTAGATCAATAAACCATTTCCAAACTTGTAAACAACTCTCAGGTAACTCTTTCAGTTCTTCTAGTTCTGCAGGTTTAACACCTGTTTGTCTCCAGACTGAATTAAGTTGATCTCTCAGAGTTCCTGAACTACCTGATTTTCTACTAAGTTCAAATTCTTGTTTTGCAAAAGCTACAGCGTCTTCTATTTCACTCTGATCGAAAGTTTAACAGTTGACCTGCTTCCTCCATAACTTGGTCTTTAATCCAAGAGTATTCTTTGAAGATACGTTCTGCATTTTCTTTTGTGAATGGAACTTCTTTACCATTTTCAGTAATATTTTCCCAAGCGATAACACGAATAACTGCAGATTCAATACTGAGTTCTTCAGCTTCATCTAGTGTCATGTCTTCAGCTTCTTTACCTCTGCGTTTAGCTTGTTGCTCACGAAGTTTAAATTCGCTATACTTTTTGCGACCAAAAGCTTTAACTGTTTTGGATTGATCACCACGAACAGTAATAAATACACCAGTGCCTTCACCAGTACCGGGAAGCTTTAGTTCAAATTTGTAACCTACTTCTGCAATCTCTGTGTAATTATGTTTTGCTAAATCAAATGTCATAATAGTTCCTTTCTATGTTAATGAAGTAATGATTATAGCACAATTTCTAAGATAAAGCAAGAGGTGTAAACAAAGAAAAACCCCTCGGCTTTTGACCGAAGGGTTTCTCACAAGGGCCACTAAGGGCTAACTACTTAAGCAGCAGAATCTTGAATTTGAATTGTAGTAGCAGGTAGACCAGCAGTTGTTACATCGTTGAACAAAGCTTGGAAACTTGCTGAAGCGATGATACCTAATTCACCGTCATCTTTTGTGAAGCTACCTAGTTTAACTTTAGGCATTGTGAATGTTACAAACTCAGAGTTAGCAGCACTATCTGTAGTTAGAGTCAATACGACTGAAACAGGAGTCTCGGCATCGAAGTAACCACGGAAGGCAGCATCTTGGAAGTAAACGCTCATGTTACCAGTAACACGAATACGACCAGTGAAAATCTCAGCTACAGAGTTAGAACCTACAGCAGTTGCGTTTTCAGTAGCACGTTCAACTGAGAAGTCAGCAGAAGTTACTAGAGCAACAGGTAGACCGTTTACAAGCATAACACCGTTTACAGCAGCGAAGATACCATTGGAGTTCTGTGCAGTAGGTGAAGTGAAGTATTGAGTTGTGCCAGTTTGTGTTAGGTCTTTACCAGCGAAACCAAAGTCAACAGTTGTTAGACCAGTAGCAGGTAACTGCACAGCCATACTGTTTAATTTCATACCAGTGTAAACTTCTGATTGAGCGATATCACCATAGAATTCTTCTACAGTATATGATTGATCAGTGTGACCAGAAACAGGAACCAAAGTTGTTTTACCAGCAGCAGTTACGGTTACAGAAGCGATTGGACCTTCTTCTTCTAATGCAGAACCGTTTACAACTTTAACAGTTAGAACCGTAGCTGTAATGGAAGCAATTAGCAAGTTCTTAGCTACGTTAGCAGCATCTAAACCACTACCAGTTAAACGAACAACTTGACCAACTCTAAAACCATCGGTTAAGAAATCGCCAGTAGCACGAGTTACTGTATAAAGAGCACCAGAAGCTGCGATAGTTACGGAAGCACTAGATGAAGCTGGAGCAGTGGTAAAATCACGACCTACGATAGAACCCATGAAATCTGCATAAGAAGCAGGTGATAATTCACCATTCAAGCTACCTTCAGCAGAACGCACACCGTGACGGTAATCAGCGATTTGACGATCAGTACGAATCTCACCTCACCGGATTCATAAGCTTCTTTTACTAGGTTAAAACTAGCAGTTACACGGCGAAGTAGTTTACCAGATGTATTACCAGCTAGAGTACCCCATGCGC